GAAGTAAGAAAATATTTCACTTTTTAATTGTCCTGCTTTTGCAGTAACAAAGAAACCTGTTCTATCACTTGCTGGACCTAGGTTATCATTTCGGTTTAATATTGTAAAGTTTCTAGCACCTATAGGTTCACCTTCAATAATCTTTTCATTTTCAATAACTGTACGTACTGCTTCTAGTCTTCTGTTTCCACCTGCTATATTCGAACTAAATGCATATGCTAAAGATTTTGAAGTTTGATTTTCATTTACTTCATATAGATAGTTTTCTATATTACCTATTGTTAGTGATGCACTAGGGTCTTGAATTTTTGTATTTTTATCGAAAGATGAATTTAATACTGTAATAAATTTTTCATACCAATCTACATCATTAGAATCGTTCCAGTTAACAACAACACCAGCGAGAGAATTGCCTTCGTTGTCTGATACATCTTCTGTAGTTGATACACTTGTGATTTTCATCATACCACGTGCATTGATTGGTCTTGTTTTTATATAACCTAATGTCTGTGCCATACGTAAAATACTTAAACGGCGTTCCGCAGTATCTAAGAAGTTTTCACGTGTGTTCATGTCATTTCTAAATGCTAGAGAATGACCTAGGTATGCAACAAGGTCTAGAATTGCTATGAATTCAGAACTTGCAATAAAATCATTAAATTTTTCTGGATATGTTTGTTGTACATAAGCAAGAAGACTTTCACGTATAGTGTCAAAGTCATATGCTTTCAAGCTAACGTTTGTGAAGGCAGTATATACCGAACTCCATGTCTCACTAGCAAATAAGTTATCTATTCTATTTTGACTCATTTTATTCTCTCTGTAGGTCTATCGTTAAAGTCACTGGTTCTTTTTCTGGTAATAAATCTACCGATATAGACGCTGTTACTGAATGGTCTGACTCTGATAAATTTATACTTTTCAATATAACTCTTGGATCGTCATTAATTATCTCTGTCAAATCATCTTCTATAATTTGTTTTATATCAGAAGTCAATGGCTCAAATACTAATTCATGTATAATAGATCCATATGTAGGCATCATTACTCTTTCACCTTTACGTGTCATTATATTGTTCATCAAATCTTCAACAACTAACTCTTTTCCTGTTAGTGTATGATTGATTGCCAACTTATTTTTAGTACTAAAACCTACAAATCTTGCCATTTTTAATTCTCTCTGTATATTAAGAGTATTTATCAACTTATAAACTTCGAACTTTTAACTTGACAATAATATCAAAATCCTCTATACTTTTACTATTATTAAGGAGTATAAATAATATTATGCCTAATTTAGTACCAATGGTGATTGACCAAACTGCAAATGGAGAACGTAGTTTTGATATTTTCTCTCGTTTGCTCAAAGAAAGAGTTATATTTCTTACTGGTGAAGTAAACGACTACCAGTCTGATTTAATTTGTGCCCAACTTTTATTTTTAGAGGCAGAAAATCCATCAAAAGATATTCATTTTTATATCAATTCACCCGGAGGTGCAGTTACGGCTGGCATGGCTATCTACGATACTATGCAATTTATCAAACCAGATGTTTCGACTATGGTTATAGGACAAGCATGTTCTATGGGTTCTCTCTTAGCAACATCTGGTGCTCCTGGAAAAAGATATATGTTGCCAAATGCAAGACATATGATACACCAACCTAGCGGTGGTGCAGGTGGTCAGGCAACTGATATGGAAATACAAGTAAAAGAGATTATGAAGATTAAAGAACGTCTGATTAATATCTATGTCAAACACAACTCTAAAGCGAAAAAATACGCAGAATTACATGCAGATATGGAAAGAGATAACTTCATGGATCCTAAAGAATCGCTAGATTATGGGTTAATTGACGAAATACTTGAATCAAGACCATAATAAACACCTCAAAAACTTGACAGAATCGAGAATCATGATATAGTAGTTACATAATCAAGAAAGAGAGGGATTATGACTACATACGCAGATGTTCATCAAGAAGCCAGTTCAAAAGCAACTACGGCTGTTAATACATTTTTCAATAACGTTTTAAAAGGCGAAGACCAATATGCATGTGGTTTTGCTTGGGTTACTGTTTATCCTAAAAATAAGGGTAATACTAAACTAGGTAAAGCTGAAAGGGCTGGGCTAGAATCTATTGGTTTTAAGAAAGACTGGACAGGTAAAGCCTGGCAGTTGTGGAATCCTGGAAATTATGCAGGTCAGAATATAGACGCCAAAGAAGAAGGCGCACAAGTTTATGCTAATGTAATGAAGTCATACGGATTTAATGCTTATGCAGGGTCTAGGTTAGACTAAAAACTTGACAGATTTGGGATCTGTGCTATATTAGAATCATGATGAAGGAGAGAGATATGAGTAAATTTGTTATCGAAACACAAATTCGTGAAAACTACGCATCACATGATTCTGATTGGGATGGTGTTTCAGAATATTGGAAAAACAAAGGTGGCAACACTTATATTGTTGAGGCAGAAACAGCCGAAGAGGCTAAAACTGTTATTCCTTTAGTTACAGATTCTAACAATGCATTTGAAGAAAACTTTCTTGATTTCTTCCCTTGTGATGATAATTTCGAATCTGAGTTTCAAAAATCTCAAAAAGAATACGATGCCGATGGTTGGGATACTTTGTATCTTGATAAGGTTATTCGTAAAGGTAAAAAGTCAGGTGACTGGTACATGAAACGAGGTTATATCGTAGGTGGGTTTCAAAAAGGAACTCAATACGAACATCTTGTTGGTAAGTTTGTAGGTAACGTAGATAATTTGTCTACAGGTAAATGCGTTCTCAAAATCGAGGGCGATGAACGTACAACTCTTTAATTAGGAGGCACTAATGCAAAAATTTAAATTATATCAAATTCATCTTACTGATGCAGAAGTTGACAAAGTAAATGCTGAAGGACATAATAGTGTTCCTAAGCATCTAACTAAGTTGGATATGTCTTTTGCTAAAAATGATGTAGGTTCGTTGGCTAAAAAGGCAATGGACAATAATTGGTACACACATGTATCAAACATTACTGCCGATAGTATGGAACAAGTATTTGAAATCGGTAACATTGGTCCAGAAGAAAACATTGAGCGATTGGCTCCTATGTATTCTGTTAGTGTTAGTGACGTAGTTGAAAATGAAGATGGCAAACAATTTGTTTGTGCATCAATTGGTTGGCAAGAGGTAGCATAATGATACGAATTTTTAATAGTGCTTATTATGAAGATACTGGTGAGGAACGTCTAATACCTTTAAAAGAAGCCAATATCATAGAACAAAAAATAGATGCAAGTGGCCGTCCTTACATATTTTTTGAGCATAAAGATTATCCATTAGGTGGTCTACGTGCATGGTTTGACGGTAAATATTGGCAATGCGATTTTGATGGGATGGAGGATTAACATAATGGCTGTTCGTGAAAAATCAGTTGAAGAACTTGTAATAGACCTTGATGGTCCTAACGGAAATGCTTTTTATCTTTTAGGTACGGCTCAACAATTTAGTCGTGACTTAGGATTAGATGGTGATAAAATAATTAACGAAATGAAGTCTGGAGATTATATAAATCTTCTTAAGACTTTTGAAAACTACTTTGGTAGTTTTGTAACTTTAGAAACTAACAATAAACAATATTTGGAGGCTTTGTGAAGAAACAGGAACAATTAAGAAATCCCGTAAGGGTAAAAGTTGATGGTAAAGATGTTACCAGAGACACAAGTGTAGACGATGCATATCGTGTACAAAAATTAATGACTCAAATGAATCCTGAGTCTAAAATTGAAATTGTAAATGTAGAGCCTACAAGAGGTTATACTAAATCAATTTACGAATTCTAAAATCCCGGAACGTAACTCCACATTTTAGCAGTACGTATTTTCATAGCGGCTAGTTTTTCATCAAACTGGCCGTTATTCTTTTTTATATTAGTTTGAATTTCGTCTGTGATATCATACCATTTTTCATTATTGATTAAAGCAATGATTGGGTTATTTTCGATTTTATCTACACCCTGTTTATAAAAATAATAACATAGTGCATCAAATTGTGTTTGTGCTAATTCCTTAATTACAAATCTTTCTAAGACATTTCCAATATTTCTAAGTTGTTTATCTAACATAAACTTAGCCATTTGTTTTGTAATTTTACCTGATGAAATATCTATTCTTTGTGATTCTACTGTAACAAAACCAAACTTTATTTCAGTTGGTGTTACTTGATAACCATAACCTATTTTATTATCATCAGTTAATTCTAATATAGGTGTTTCTGTTTCTATAATTGCATCTTTACTTAATGAAGAAAAAATTAAATCAACTACAGGAAAAGTAGTAAGTCTTATGTGCGATAAGATGTATGTAGGCGTGCCATCTTCTTTATATCCTGTACCTAGATTTGTTCCATAAGGTGTTGTAACATTCAACGGCATTTGAATATAATTTAATAACGAACCTTTTCTTTTATCAAATATCATATTACCATCTCCAAGGCAACATACTTAAGCCTAATAAGTTTAAGAAAAATTCTGCCACAACAACAAATAATAAACCGCCTACTATTTGCCATGCCCACCATTTCCAACCTGTAAGACTATCAGCCCATTTTCTCATTTTTGAATTTCTTGCTTTATCGTAAGCACCTGATTTTTCGCCTATCTTTTCAGCCCAATAATTTGGATCCATCGAGTCTTTTAATCCTTTAAGTAAATCTTTTAATGTCATTATGCTAACCTCACAGTTGTTGTTCCAGTAACATCTGAGTTCTCTGCAACTTTATATGAACGTGTTAATCTATATGCACCACGTTCAACACTTGCGGCTGAGAAGTGCATTGGATCCCAAGGTCTAGACCAATTACCGCCCCAACCTAATCCGTGTCTTGCGGCTATCGAACCTATATTCAATGGTAAATCACAACCAAAGTTTGAGCCTCTGCTTCCACTTGGATCCCAACCAGCTGGCGCATTTTGGGCATATCCATTTGGTGCATATGCGTTAATATCTATTGCGGCTCCCATTGCATGGAAACTAGGTTTATTACCACCTCTTGTTGTTCGTTTAGCATATT